TCCGCTTGCTTTACAAAAATGGAATACTCCGTCGCCGTGAACGTGTTCTCGGTGTAGTCCGCAATCGCAGCAGTGAGTTCAGCGTAGTTCATGTGATTGACGTGGTTACAGGTGACAGCACTGCTGCTGCCACCAATTGTTTGGCGTACGGCATTGGTTGCATGCCAATGCTCGCAAATGATGTGTCTGCCGTCAAGCCCACATAGACCGTGACGTACAGCTTTGACTCAGGACGAGGCTGGTACAGGGCCTGTGGCTCCGTGATGTTGCGCTTGGGCTCCAACTGCGGATGCTTTGGCTCGTAGCACTCCTCACAGACCTTGAACCCCTTCCAGTCCTTGATCAAGGCAAGCAGCTTGTACCGCTGACCACATTGGTCACACAGTGCAATCGCGAACTTGCCTGAAGCGTAGCCCGCGCCCATGCTTACCTACCCGAATAGGTTGGTGTCAGGAACACGCTGGCCGTGTCACGATCTTCCGCCGCTGCCCGGGCAAATTCTTCTTCGTACAACTGTTTCAGCAGGATCATGCGATCCGGTGCCTTCTTGACCGACAAATGGAACGCCAAGGCGGCAACCAAGGCCGGTAGGAAGCGGAAAACGATGTCGGCGGTGTTGGTGTATGTCCCGGCATTTTCAATGCGTCTGATGGCGTAATACACGAACGTCCACGTCTGTGTATCGTCAGGGGAAGGGTACAGATATACCGTGGTGGGAACAGACCGCTGTACATAGTACTGAGCGGGTCTGGATTGGGTGTTTTTGTTTGGAATGTGCAGCCACTCTGCGCGGCTGATGCGGTCAATTGTGATGTCCTGCTGTGTGGACAGGCCCGCATTGGTGCGAATCACCGCAGATAAGGCATTGACGGTGTCATCTGGCAGGTTGTACTCGTACACCCCTGCCGTGAGGACTTGCTGGCGCTGCTCAATCGTCCATAGGTTCAACCCGCGATTGGCCCACTCAGCAAAAATGATGTTTAACGACCGCAAGGCCGTTTTCATGTCGTAGCCAGCCCTGACCTCTATGCCGCAGCGTTCGTACGCCTCAGCAATCAGATCATCAAACTGAAGATCAAAGTTGGCTACGCCTGAAGTGGTCATGGATTAGCAAATTTTGGCGGTACGGGCACGTGCAGCACCCACGCCGCGCACTTGAACTTCCTGAGAGCCACCACCGCCGACCTTGCCGCCCTTGGCATAGCCGCGCTGGGCAATACCTTGGCCGCGCATTGCTGCGCCACCGTTCTTGTAGCCCTTGGCTTTCTTCTCGGCCTTTTCTTCGGCTGCACTTTCCATGCCCTTGAACGGCATCGCTTTTGCTGATTTTTTCATGGTTTCCCCACCTTTTTGAAACTTTTTGCCCTTACTGGCTTCACTGAAATCCATCGCCACAGACTGTGGGATGCCTACTTTCTTTGCAAACGCCGGATTGTGCGCTGCCGCATCCATCAACCGTTTTTGTTTTGCTGATTTTGCGGGCATTATGACCCCCTCGCTTGGAGAAGCCTATCAAGTTTCTCTTCCAACTTGTTAAATCGCTGGTCAATGTGGTCTGTGATGCGCTGAACCTCAGTATTGGTCACGTAATCGCGAGCAACTTCCTCGCGGGTGATGTTCAACAGCCGTTCAAGACGTTTGACATCCTCAAGCTTCTCGCGAATAAAGAACCACAAGCCCCCAAGTAGGGCTGATAATCCTGCCGACCATACCGTTTGCATGTCCATTTAGCATTTCCACTTCCGAAGACTCTTGTTGATCCGGCTGTCCGGGTCTTTTGCAGTCTTCTCGCTTGTCAGTTTGCTTTTCATGCCTTCCATGCGGGCACAAAACGATTTTTTTCTGGAGCCGCCTTCGGGCTGAGGAGGCTTCAGGTTCATGCCCTGTTTTTTGGCGGAAGCCCGACCCTTGGCATTTAAACCACCGGTCGGGCTCTTGCCCTCTTTCCTCTGCCAAGCTGGCGTTTTGGCCATTTCAGTACATCTTGCAGGGTTTGTTGCGGGCTTGGCCAACACCGCGAGGAGAGAATGAGCTAGAGGGCTTGGGGCCGCTCTTGCGGGCAGTCTGTTTTGGACCACCCTTACCCATATCCTGCTTGTTGGCACCGGGCTGCACTTCGCCTTGGTACTGGTCAATAGCCATTTTTGCTGCACGTCCCATGATGGGCTCCTTATCCGTAGAAGAATGTGACAGATGTCACATTCGTGAGGGTTAAATATGGATCGGCTTCAAACCGTACGCCATCATTGGGCACCAGCACGTACATTGCCCCAGTTCCTGAAGTGTTGGCAGGGGTTGCCAACTTGATCAGTTCTGTTCCAAGAGCGTCTCCATCTGTGAAAGAAATAGAGCCTGCGCTCCCGCCCGGGACAAAATAAATGCCTTTGATGCGAGCCCGAGGAGTACCGATACCGGAAGCACCGGTAGCGGTCATCGTTTTCGCTTTTACGTCAAATTGAAAGCCCATGTCGGCCTCCTATTAAGCGTTGGCAAACGGTGTAGCTACAACGCCTGTACCCAAAACCACGCCAGTGACCAAGTATTTCAACGCGGCCAATGCACGGATTTCAATCCATGTGCCTGCAACACCACCGGTGGTGCCGCCGTTCAGGTTGATGAAGTCATTGGCAGCGGCAGCGGTAAAACCAACCATTGCGCCGCTGGAATCTGTATCCACAGACAGCAAAGAGCCAATGTACTTGTCGGTGCCATCAGTACCAATCTTCAAAGAACTGGTTGCAATTGTGGTAGGTACCCAAATGCTGTACAACACGCCAATGTTGCTGGTGGTGTTGTAGTTGCGACCGGGACCAGAACTGACGCTGTCAGATGCAGCCACAATAGTAGGCAGGGTGATGGTCAAATCGGCGGCCAGAGTACCACCAACGCTCAAAATACGACCGCCGTGGTCAATAGGGTTCAGTGTGGTGTCGGCTGTGATTGCAACAACAGCGCCGGGGCCTTGTTGATACATACCGCCCATGGATCGGACGGGACCGCTAAATGTAGTGCGTGCCATGTTTTTTCCTTACATGCAAGTTGGGGCGTATCTGTCTGCATGTCGTCAGCCGGGACTGTCAGATACACCGGAAACCCCGGAATGGTTCCAATATACACCAAAAGAAAAAGGGGCACAAGGCCCCTTTTTCATCGTCTCATCAGGTCGAACCTGAGGAGCCGTAGATGCCGCGTGGGTCAGACCAGCCGAAGCTGTAACGCTCGCGAGCTTTGTAACGCACGTTACCGGTGTCAAAGTCGCCTTCAAAGGCGGTTTTGATCGGAGAGCGTTGGAACATCTTCAAGCCGTTGGGCGCATCGGTGATCAAGAACCAAGCGTTTGTATCGGTCAAGAAGTGGTTGACAGCGTAACCTTCCGGAATCAGGCCCATGGACTTGATCGCGTTGATATCGTTGTCAGCGGTGGAGGTGCGCAGAGTCGACTTCATCAGGCGTTCAGCGGTGAACTGAAGTTCCTTAGGGACGATCATCTTGCGGGCAGTCAAAGCGACCTTCAAGCCACGTTCGTCAGTGAACGCTGCGATGTCGATGATGCCTTGCTCCAGAGAGGTTTCGTTCAAGTCAGCCTGTGTTGCAGGCGTATTGGCGAAGTTGGGACCCAGAGCTGTGGGGTGGTTGGTCGCACACAGAGCAACACCGTCACCGCCAGCATATGCGCCGCCAGTGAAAGCATTGTTCAGGACGTTTGCGCCCTTGACCTGCTTGGTTTGAGACATGGAACGAGCCAGTGCCTTGGTGTAGCGGCCAGAGAGACGGTCGTAGAGGTTATCTTCGACAGCTTCTTCGGTCAGCGCAAACGCCATGGCGATGGTTTCGTGGGTGTAGCGAGCAGTGAACGATTCCAAAGCGGTATCGTACTGAACACCAGCGCCCTCGGTCTTCACCGGAGCAGTACCAAAACCGGTCAACATCACCTCTTCTTCAAACGCACGGTCAGAGGTTTCGATGTCGAAAATCTCTTCATGTTCGTTCTCATAGCGGTTGTATTCCATGCCAAACAAGGCATTCAGACCGGGCTCGAGTTCCTTAACGAGTTGTGAACGTGTAATTGCCATGATTAAGCTCCGTCAGACGCAACACCGACGCTACCGTACTGGTGTTGATTAAGTTTCACAACCACTTGTGCATAGGTGCCCAATGCATTGTCAGGAGTTGTGGACAAGCCAACAATCTTCATGGTCAGTGCAGCGGTCTTTGCAATTGAAGCGGAATCGAGGGTACCGTTGGAAATACCAGTGGTGGTGCTTCCTGTGGTAGAGGCTGTGGGATCAGCGTTCTTGCCAATGTTGGCTTGAGTCACTGCGCCACTAGCTTGGACCAAGAACAACTGGTTGGGATCGTCGATCACTTCGCAGTCAATGGTGCCTGTGGTGATGTCCACGCTACCGGGGTAGTAGTTTTTCCAAGTCGGCTTGTTGGCGCGAGTTGGGTCGTTGTACTGGCAACCGTTGAATACGCCTGTGGGGGCAGCATGCGTGGAAGCGTCGTACTTGATGATGTAACCATCGTACAGAACGACTAAGTCGCCCTGATAAATGGCTCCGGACTGGTTGTCAGCGATTTGATAGCCGTACTGCTTCTGTGCACCAGTAGCAGACAAGTTACCCAGCGGACGCAGTCCAAAAGGCTTATTGGTATTTGCCATTTGAAGCTCCTAAAAGGTTGTGGATTCCGGGCTTACGCTCGGGGTCCGAAAGTCGTCCTTGAACTTCTCTCGGGGTTCTCAATGCGCATTGTAGAGTGAGCGTTTTCTCGCATCATCTCGTTATCCACTGCCGTCATCTGGTCACGGGCCCTTTGTCGGAAATAAGCATTTCTCTCTTCGGCAGTCTCTTTAGGGATTTTGGCAAGGAGCAAGCCCCCAACCGAAACCACTCCGGCATGTTTACCTTCCTCAATGGTCGGCAACATGTCGCGATACTCCTCAGGGAGTTCTTCCAGCCGTACGAGTTCATAACCTTCGCGCAAGCTGCTATAGACGTTTTGCTTATCAATGAAACCGTTGACTTCTGCACGAATCCAACGATATCCATAGCCTTCAGGGGGCGGTGGTGTATCCAAGCGTGAAGGTGGTTTCCATGGCTTGCGACGCTCTTCTTTTTCGCGGGTTGAAGCCGCACGTGAAGCTCTATCGATGGTGATTTGCTCTTTGCTCATGTTCACTCCTTGACGTACTTGGCGTATTCCTCAATCGGAACACCCAGTTTCTTTGCAATGGCAACCTGACTCGGCGAAAGCCGAACAGTACGGCGCACGTTGTTGATCCCCGAACTACGGGAGGCAGGTGCAACAGCGGGTGCGGGGCGCTGTTGTCTGGTGGGTTGGGCAGAACTACGGTTCTGGAACTTGTTCGGAAACTCTTCAACGAGTCTACGATCTAATTCAGTATAGTATTCATCCGAATTGGGGTCAATACCCTCTTGACTTACCAATGTCTCATGGATACCCCATGCAGCGTAGGTCAGCACACGGTCTTGGCCAAACCAAGGATTGCGCTCAGCCCATTCCTCTGCTTGCGGAGAGGGAGTGGGTTTTTGTGGCTGCGGTTGTGGTGGAGCCTGATACTGTTGCTGAGGGACCTGCTGTTGGGAAACTTGTTTATAAGTTTCCACCTGTTGCTGCTGATCCTGTAACCATCCAGCAACTTGGCGCTGCTCATAAACAAGATCCGCCAAGCGCTGTTGCGCTTCGGTTTCCGTGTCAATGTCGCCTTCTTCACGTGCTTTGCGAATGATGGCCTTGAGCGTAGTTTGCTGTGTCTCCAAACGGGTCTTGGCTTCGTTCAAGCGG